CATTTGGAAAATTTGTACATAAAGTTGGTGAGTTGGCGCAAGTTGGACCGTTTGTAAGAAAACATACTGAAATTAATTTTGAATCTTCTGCAGTTAAAAAAGCAGTTCAGAATAAAAACGATGAAAAAGAATTAACTGCAGCGGTGCATAGAGATGTAGTAGATTCAATAGCGGAAGCAGATAAAGTAGCTGGATATCCTAAAAAGGATGGTGTAAATGGTCCGCATACACAAGCATATCTTACAACTGTAATGCATTCAATGCACTTTGATTTGATGGTTGAAAACTTTGATGGTAATTTAGGAGCTATCACAGGTATACGAGGTTCAGTTCCATCAGACTTTAGAGAGTGTTTAACGAAATTAAGTGGATTTAAAGGTGAAATCAAAACAAAAGAAGGAAGAGATTTACTAAATAAACACTTATTACAAAGATGTAAACTAAATCCACAAACAAGAGCTATTGAAATTACAAATGAAGAAGGTACTAGTGTTTTGGCAGAAGATACTTGGAGAACTGCCGGTACATCTCAAAAAGTAGAAAAGAAACTTGGTGGTGGTTTAAGAAGTTGTATTACTAACAGAATTGATAAAAGACAAGCTGATAAACGAGCAAAGGGTATGTAAAAATACCCTTTCATCCGTTTTTTCATATTTATAGATGATATAAAAGAAAAGGGAAAAGCGGATGAAAACACAGTTACTATGTACGTTTACAACGAAGGGTGAGTTACAGAATACATTACAATTAATTAGAGAAACTTACCACATCGTTTATAATTACATTTATATTCTCCAAAATAAGGCGAATTTAGATGAATTATTTATCACGTACAATATTGATACAGCATTCCAACCGGATACTCCGTTGGAAAATACAATTTTAATACATAGAAAAAAAGAGTCTAACTCACTTTATACTATTAATGCTCTTAACGAATTAGTTAAAGAGGAAAATGGTGGAGTGTTAGATACTTCTTTTGTCATCAATTGGCAGAAGTTTAAAAATTCAATCATATTAACCAACGCCGAAGGTACTAAAAAAATTCAAACAAGAGTTTTTGAAGTAATTGACTTTGGTGAAGGAAAAGAGGTTATAACTGAAGAACGCAAATAATATTATTATGTTATTAAAAAAAGGTGATAACAACGAAAACGTAAAATTGATGCAGGAGAAATTAGGTATCTCTCCGGCAGTTACTAACTTTGGTCCTAAAACCGAAGCAGCAGTAAAAGAATTCCAATCTAAACATGGACTTCCTGCAGATGGTATTGTAGGTGATGCAACTTGGGCTAAAATTATGGGAGAGGGAACTCCACCACCGGCACCAGCAGCACCAATAGCACCAGTAGGTGGGTTAAAATTGGATAAATTAAAAGGACACATTCCTGATGCAGTAATCGCTATGATTCCTGATACGGCAGCTAAGTTCCAAATTAATACTCCATTAAGATTAGCACACTTCTTAGCACAATGTGGACATGAGAGTGGTGGATTTAGAGTAACACAAGAAAACCTAAACTATTCGGCTAAAGGATTGGCTGGTATCTTTAAGAAATATTTCCCAACTGAAGCAGCGGCAACTCCATATGCTAGACAACCACAAAAGATTGCAAACAAAGTATATGCAAATCGTATGGCTAATGGTTCTGAAGCAAGTGGTGATGGCTACAAATTCAGAGGTAGAGGATATATCCAATTAACAGGTAGAGATAACTACACTCAATTCGGTAAAGCAATTGGTGAAGATATTGCAAATAATCCAGATGCAGTTAGTGGACAATACGCATTATTATCAGCAGCTTGGTTCTGGTCTAAAAATGGATTGAATAAGTTGGCAGATGGTGGTGCAAATGATACTGTGGTAACATCTATTACTAAAAGAGTAAATGGTGGTACAATTGGTTTACCAGACCGTATCAAACACTTTAAAGAATATTATCATTTACTAGCATAATAATTTGGTAGATTTATAAAAAAATCGTATATTTATATTATAAAGTAAAAAAATGGCAAATATCAGATTAAAAGAATTACTGGAAGCTAATATAGACCCTAAATTGGTAGCAAGAAGTAAAGAAAGTGGAAAACTTGTTTATTTCAAAACACCACAAGCTAAAGATGCAGCATTGAAAGCTGGTTCTCATTTAGACCCTAAAGATAAAAAAGATAAAACTCCTAAAGCATCTGCAAAACCAAATGATATGTTTGGTGGAGATTATGCAAAAGATAGAGGCGGAGAAGCTCCAAAAGCTGATCCTGTTATTGCAGTAGCATCTAGAGCTCAAATGGTCCCAAAACAGTTAGCAGGTTGGGCAGATAAGAATGGTGTAGACCTTTCCAAAGTATCCGATGCTTTAAATTCAGGTGAGTTAGATGTATTTGATTTTAGAACGGCAGTTAGTGGTATTGATGGTAACAAATACGCTAAAGATGTAATTGCTAAATATTCACAATCTGATTCTAATACGAAATATTCACAATCAGTTAAACAAGATATTGATGGACAAACTGATGATGAATTATACGATGCTTTGTATGATATGGGATATGATTTCGGAGAACTTGGCAGTGATGATTTTGATGAAGAAGGATTCGCCGATGCAGCAATAAATTTAGGTTACCGATATGATGACAAAAATAAAGTATGGAATCATAGAGATGACATGGATGATAATGATGATTCTGATGTAGATGGACAAGATGATGAGGAATTATATAACGCTTTATCTGATATGGGATATGATTTTGGAAAATTTGGTAGTAAGAATTTTGATGAAAAAGGATTTGCTGATGCAGCGATAAATTTAGGTTACCGATATGATGACAAAAATAAAGTATGGAATCAGAGAGATAATGTAAAAGAAAGTTCAACGAAACTAACATCAATGATTAAAAAATAAACAAAAGGGAGAAACTAAAAATTCTCCCTTTTTTATTTGGTATTGTCACAAATTTATCGTATATTTGTTACACATTTGATAAGAAAATAGATGGAAATTTATTACAAAAAAAGATTTGGAAATATCGGAAAATTGTTGTATATTTGTATTTCTATTATATTTATTAATGTAACGGAAGTGTAGGAAAGACACTATAATCCAACCTTAAAACATAAACGTTTTAAACCTTAAACTCTTAAAACTTAAAAGAAAATGGCTATTAATTTAGACGCAATTAAGAGCAGACTTAACAAACTGCAAAACACCCAAAGAACAACTGTAGAACTTTGGAAACCAGCACCGGGAAAACACACTATTCGTTTAGTCCCTTACAAATTCAACAAAGAGAATCCTTTCATTGAATTGTACTTTCACTACAACATTAACAACAAAACTTATCTATCTCCGATGTCATTCGGTAGACCTGACCCAATTGTTGAGTTTGCTGACAAACTTAAAAGAATGGGTGATAAGGAAGATTGGAAAGCTGCTAAGAAAATGGAGCCGAAACTTAGAACATTCGTACCAGTATTGGTAAGAAATGAAGAAGGTGAAGGTGTAAAGTTCTGGGGCTTTGGTAAAACTGTATATCAAGAAATTCTTGGTTATATGGCAGATCCTGATTACGGTGATATTACTGACCCAAATGAAGGTAGAGATATTACTGTTGAAGTAGTATCAGCTGAAGACAGTGGTACATCTTACCCTGTAACAACAATCCGTGTTAAACCAAAGGAAACTCCATTGGCAACATCTAAAGAAGATACGGACAAGTATTTAACTTCTCAAAAAGAAATTACTGAACTTTATTCAGAATTAACTTATGCAGAATTGAAAAATGTATTAGAAGGTTGGTTAAATCCATCAGCAACATCGGAAGATGAAAAATCAGCATCAGCTGAAACACTTTCATCAACTGCTAAAAATGATGATGATGAAGCACCATTTGATACAACTCCATCAAAACCAGCGGCAGCGCCAGCTAAAAAATTAGATGATGTGGCAGCGGCATTTGATGACCTTTTCAATTCATAAAATAAGTTAATATATGGCTAAAGCAACTAAGGAAATAGACTTGGCAGCAGTACTTGCTGAGTCCCTTAACAAACAATCAAAAGACCAAAAGGTAGCATTCTTTTTGGACTCGGATGAAGCTCCCACAAATGTAGAGGGATGGATTTCAACCGGAGCATCAATGTTAGATGTGGCTATCTCAAATCGCCCGTATGGTGGTTTGCCTGTTGGTAGAATTACCGAAGTGACAGGATTGGAACAAAGCGGTAAATCATTACTTTCAGCACACTTACTTGCCGAAACACAAAAGTTAGGTGGTATCGCTGTGTTGATTGATACTGAAAACGCCGTAAGTAGAGAGTTCTTGGAAGCCATTGGAGTAGATACAACCAAA